CAGTATTGCCATGAGCGTTACCGTACCGTATTCCGCGAAGCTGACCGGATCAACAGGCACGACTTCGACCGTCACGATTACCGCACCGACTCCTGGCAATACATTGCTGGTGGATGTGTGGGTGCCAACGGCCAATGCCCCTGCGGTATCGTTTAGCGACCCTTTGAACGGTGCGTGGCCCGCGCCTGACAACACAGTCACGGCGTTGAATGGCAACTTCACAGTCCACTCGTACCGTTTCAGTAATATCCCGAACGCACCGACCAGCCTTTCCGTTGCCGGGACAACGGGGTCGTTTTCCGCGATATTTGAGGTGATCGAAGCGGCCAACATGGACAACATCAGTCCAGTGGTCGCAACGATCTCAAAAACAGCACTTTCCGGTGGGGCTTCGCAGACCACGCACGTAGCGTCATACACGACAAGCAACACAAACGACTTCGTGAAGTTGGGGTCGAACAATACAAACCTGCGGCTGCTTAGTTCTGTAACAGCGGTCAATATGGCCGTTGTAGCACCGGAGTCGGTAACGTCACAGGCTCACTTGAGCTACTTGGCTGACGCTGGAGCGGCTGGCACAAAATCAAGCACACTTACATTCTCTGGAGCGTGTTCTGCATGGGTGTTTGGCGTCGTTTACAAAGCCGCAAAACCCGCAGTAACCAGCGTAAGTAACGAAACGGGTGCAGAAGGTGTAACGATCACCCACACGGTAACGCTGGCGTCGGCCACAACAGCAACGACTGGTTACTCTGGCGTATTGACTGGCGTTACAGCCAGCACAACAACCGACCTGACCAGCACTCTGCTTACAGCCACATACAGCAACGGCGTGACGTTTTCCGCTGGTAACTTCAGCGTCCCATCTGGCGTATCTAGCTGGACGGTTGCGATTGTCACAACGCAAGACGTACTTGACGAAGTAGACGAAACCTACACGCTGCACGTCGATGGAACGATTGGCACAGGAACAATCACCGACGACGACGCAGCCCCGACCATCTCCGTGAACGATGCCAGCGAGAACGCGATGCAGGTTGCATTCACCGTTAGTCTGAGCGCAGCCAGTGGTAAGACGATCACGGTGGATTACGCCACAGCCAACGGCAGCAAGACCGCAGGCACGGATTACACCGCAGCAACGGGCACGTTGACGTTCGCAGCAGGCGAGACAAGCAAGACGGTAACAGTCGCTGTGCTGTAACGACAAGAGCCACCCTCGGATGGCTTTTTGATGTATAAGGGGTACAATTCGGGCAATACTGGGGGATTCTCATGGAGATTGGTTACTCAAACACAGGTCAGATCATCGACAGTTCAATGCTCGATGAGGAAGTGACTGAAAAAGGCCCGACGGAGACAGAAAAAGAACTGGTTGCGTTTGTCGTAGACCATTGTGATGAGTGGCGTGAGTACCGTGACCAGAATCATCTGGATGACTGGCTAAAATGGGAACGCATCTGGCGCGGGAAGTGGGAAGCAACAGACAAAACACGCGATTCTGAGCGTTCCCGTGTCATTTCTCCCGCTACTCAGCAGGCCATCGAGACACGCCATGCTGAAATTATGGAAGCAGTGTTCGGTCAGGGTGAGTTTTTCGACATTGATGACGATGTTGCAGATAAATCTGGTGCGATTGACGTTGAGAAGCTGAAAAAGCAACTCAATGAGGACTTCAAGCAGGACAAAATCCGCAAGTCAATCGATGGTATTGCACTACTGGCTGAGATTTACGGTACGGGTATTGGTGAAGTGACGGTTGAGAAGGTCACGCAGTACAAACCGATGACTGTTCCAGTTACACCGACCCAGAATGCCTATGGTGCTGGTGAAGCAGAGCGTGTAGCTGTCAAGATCACCCCAGTCAACCCCAAGAACTTCCTGTTTGACCCTAATGGTACGTCTGTGGATGACTGCATGGGTGTGGCGATTGAGAAGTACATCGGGTTACACAAGATCGCGTCGGGAATCGCATCAGGTAAGTACAAGGATGTGGACATTACCTCTCTGTACGAGGACAACTCGCTTGAACCCACCCAGGAAACCAAGAACTTTGAGGGTCAGAAGGTAAAACTTCTCACATACTACGGGTTAGTGCCTAGGGAGTACCTGAGTGCTGATGAGGAAGTAGTAGACGTTCTCGGTGAGAGTTCGGACGACGATGAGATGGAGGACTACACCGACATGGTTGAGGCCATTGTGGTCATCGCCAACGGTTCGATCCTGTTGAAAGCCGAAGAATCCCCCTACATGATGAAGGATCGCCCGGTACTGTCGTATCAGGCTGACACCATCCCGAATCGTCTATTGGGGCGCGGAACTGCTGAAAAAGCGTTCAATATGCAGATGGCAGTCGATGGTTCGATGCGTTCTCACATGGACGCATTGGCCCTGACAGTAGCCCCAATGATTGCAATGGACGCTACACGGTTGCCTCGCGGTGCGAAGTTTGAAGTGAAGCCGGGTAAGGCGTTCATGACCAACGGTTCACCCGCTGAAATCATCTACCCATTCAAGTTCGGTACAAACGATGGTCAGGCAATGCAGACCAGCAAGGAATTTGAGCGTATGTTGCTCATGGCAACTTCTACGGTTGATTCTGCTGGTTCCCCAACCGCAGTATCGCGTGACGCTGGTGGAATTGACATGGCGACCGCCACCATGATCAAGAAGTACAAGCGTGTACTGGTGAACTTCCAAGAGGATTTCCTGATTCCGTTCATCTACAAGGCAGCATGGCGCTACATGCAGTACGACCCACAGCGTTACCCCGCTGCCGATGTGAAGTTTATTCCGACTGCCACGTTGGGTATTGTTGCGCGTGAGTACGAGCAGAAACAGCTTGCATTCCTGATTCAGACTCTCGGTGCGAATAGCCCGTTGACGCCAATCTTGATGCAGAGTGTGGTGAAGAACTCCAGCTTGTCCAATCGTGAGGAAATGCTTGCTCAGTTGGCTAAAGCAGCACAACCAGACCCACAGCAACAGCAGATGCAGCAGCAAGCGGTTCAGGTTGAGATGGCTACCAAGATGGCTACCGTTGAGAAAACCAAGGCTGAGACTGAGCAAATCAAGGTTGAGACACAGTTGAAACCAAGTGAAGTACAGGCCAAGGTGGTGGCAGCACTGTCCAACAATCTGAACGAAGATGCAGAGGGTGCTGACTTTGAACGACGTGCACGTATCGCTGAGTTGATGTTGAAGGAAGCTGATATACAGTCCAATCACGACATTGCGAAGATGCAGATGGCTCAGAAGTCACAGAATACGCCAACAACGTCAGAAGAAAATATATGACACCAGAACTACAGAAATACTACGAAGATCGTTTCTCGATGTTCGCCAGTCAGGGGTGGAGTGACTTTCTGGCAGACGTTCAAGTAATGCTTGATTCCACCAATACACTGGATGGTGTAACACCAGATAATGTCAAATTCAAGCAGGGTGAGGTATCAATCATGCGGTGGATACTTGCACAGAAACAAATGTTTGAAACATCTTATGAGGAACTGAACAGTGCGAACAATCCGTGATTTCCTTTGCTCATCGTGTGGTGTAGTCAGTGAAAAGCTGATTGACTCTGACTCTCACTGCATTGAGTGTCCTGAATGTCACGGTGATGCTGTTGAACAGTTATCCATGCCGACAGTGCGACTGGACGGTACAAGTGGTGATTTCCCCGGTGCACATGACCGATGGGCACGTATCCGTGAAGATAACGCACGAATCAAGGCACGAAAAGGTTTGCTTTCATAACTTTTTGTGATATAAACATCATACGTTCTATTGGGTGAAGCATATAGCCAACCACCCGGTAGTTGTTTAACCGGCAACCCGTTAGGGTCGGAGTGAAATTTATGGCAGAAATTCAGGACATTGATGGCGAACTGGGTGAGATTGAGGCTGTTGAACAGCAAACACAAACTCCCACACAAGCAGTCGAAGTTCCCGAACTTCCCGAGAAGTATCGCGGCAAATCTGCTGCTGATATTGTCAAGATGCATCAAGAGGCTGAGAAGCTGATTGAACGTCAGGGTCGGGAGGTTGGGGAGGTTCGCAAGCTGGCAGATGAGCTATTGAAGTCACAACTGACACCACGCCAGGAAGTAGAGAAGCCAAAAGAGGTTGATTTCTTTGAGAACCCTCAAGAGGCGATTCGACAGCAAATCGAGAACAATCCTCGCGTCAAGGCTGCGGAAAACTACGCACGTCAAGCACAACAGGAACAGGCTCGATCACAATTGAACCAGCGTCACCCCGATGTTGCTCAGATTGTTGCGGATGCAGAGTTTCAACGGTGGGTGCAGGGGAGCAAGATTCGCTCCAAACTGTTCCAACAAGCCGAAGAATACGATGTGGACGCTGCGGAAGAATTGCTCTCGACTTACAAGGAACTGCGTGCAGTGAAGCAGAAACAGGTTGAGAAGGTGGACAACACCGAACGCGACAAGTCTCTGAAAATCGCTGCTGTAGACACTGGTGGGTCAGGTGAGACAACTCGGAAAGTCTACCGACGGGCTGATCTTATTCGCCTCAAGATGCGCGATCCATCGAAGTACGAGTCCATGAATGATGAAATCATGCAGGCGTATTCCGAAGGTCGCGTGAAGTAACCCTAGTTTTAACGGAGTTCTATCATGCCCCTTGGTTCTAACCATACCACCCTGACCACATCGGATAAATTTATCCCCGAGTTGTGGTCTGATGAAGTCATTGCCGCGTACAAGCAAAAGCTGGTACTGGGTAATCTCGTAACCCCCATTTCCTTCAAAGGGAAAAAGGGTGACACACTGCACATCCCCGTCCCTGGACGCGGTTCTCCTTCGCTGAAGGCTGCCAACACTCAGGTTACTCTGATTGCTGACACTGCCACCGAAGTGCAGATCATCATCAACAAACACTACGAGTACAGCAAGTTGTACGAGGATATTGCAGAGTTGCAAGCACTGTCGTCTATGCGCCAGTTCTACACCAACGATGCAGGCTACTCGCTGGCAAAGCGTATCGACCAAGACCTGCACCTGTTGGGTGCTGGTTTCAACAGCGGTTCTATCGCTGGTGCTACCAACCTGTACGAAAAGGGTGTGTTGGGTGGTGACGGTCTGACCAACTTCTCTGGTGCTACTCCCGGTAACGGTACTGCACTGACTGATGCTGGTCTGCGTAAAGTCATTCAGACTCTGGAAGATCAGGACATTTCCAGTGCTGAACTGAACTTCATCATCCCCCCAGTCGAAGCCAACGTGTTGCGCTCCATCTCCCGTTTCACTGAACAAGCGTTCATTGGTTCTGGTGATGTGATCAAGACTGGTCGCTTGGGCAACCTATACGGTGTTGAGGTCTACACCTCCACGAACTGCCCTTGGATTCACGTTAATAGCGTGACCTCCACTCAGTCTGTGACATTCAGTTCTGCTGCTCCTACAGGTTCGTATGTTGATGAGTTCGGTCTGACTGTTGACTGGTCTACTAGCTCACCAACGGACGCCAAGTACCGTGCTTGCTTGATGATGCACAAGGACGCTATGGCTCTGGCTACTCAGCAGTCCGTGCGTTCTCAGGCTCAGTACAAGCAGGA